GACCGATTGGCGTTGACTATTGGCATTATGACCGATAAGGCTGGACAGCTCTCTGGCATGGCTAGTACCATTGTAGAGCATCGCAAGGGGCCGTCTATTGATGATGCGGCTAAGATGATTGCGGAAGCCAAGTCTAGGATTGCCAATAAAGTCAAAGTCCAAGCGGTAGAAGTCGAAATCCTAGAATGATAGCAGAACCAGAATCCAGATACGCTGATTACGCTAAGGATGGTGGCAACCTCGTTCGCCACTACATGGTCGAGCATGACGGCGTTCAGCACAAGTGCCACACCAGTGTTTACGCTTCGTATCTAGCAGAGAAATTCAACGCTAAGATTTGGAATGTGGTGCTGGAGAAGTTCGTCAAGCCCTTCATTGGCGTGTGCAAACATTGTAAGAAGCGTCGAGAGCTTCACTTTGTTGACGGGAATAGAGGGTCGTTTCCAGCGGAAGAGGATGCGTTTTGTTGTGAGGAGTGTGATAGCGTGTATCACATCAAAGACATCCTAATGGAGACTGGTGCGTATAAAACGAACTAATGCAGTGGCGCAAACATCCAATCCTTCAGCCTCCAAGCGATGACGAGGTAGCATTGATGGAGCCAGATGATCTCATTGAGCTTCATCGAATCTACCATGAGGCCATTGAGAACGCTGAGAAAGATCCATTCCGCTACGGGTTTAGGCTTCCGCATTGGGAGAAAGCTGAAGAGCAATTGTCGCAAGTCTCTGAGGTTCTAGCACTTGGGGGAAACAGGTGTCTTGCCCCAGAACAAGAGATCTATGACCCAGTTCTAAAGCGCAGTAAGTGCGTAATGAGCCTAAATAGCGATTTCCATGTACACGCTTGGGATGGTGAAAAAGTAGTTATAGCCAAAGCACAACCATCCTTTAGGAAGGATAAGCAGGGAATTTACGAAGTTATTTTGGATAACGGAGAATCATTCCGATGCTCAAAATCGCACCTTGTCCTTCACAAATTGGGGTGGATGCCAGTTGGAGACATTAAGCTGAACGACGAGCTTTCAAGCCCATTCTGCGCTTGCCCTCCTCAGTCCAGTTCGGGACGCAACCCTTTAGAGTCACCTCAAGATGGCGAGCATTGCTCTCAAACAGCTCAAGATTCTCAATGCGATTATCGTCTTTCACTCCGTTCTTGTGGTGAACAACTTCCGTGCGGGTTAAATATCGACCAAGATGTTTCTCCATCACTAGACGATGCTCAAGAATGTAGCGCGTGTGTTTGCGAGCGTTCGGGTGATTCGGGCAATAAAGCTCAATGTACCCGTCCTTGTTCACGATTCTGCCACCTTTCCATTCGGGATGTCCTTCGCCGCTTCGTGGCCCTGTCCGCTGACATTGTATTCCGTGCTTTTTGCAAACCTTGTAAATCAACTTTGCGGTCACGCGTGGATCTAGCTCCTTTGCCAGCTTTTCCGCGATATTCGCTTGAGTCCATCCTTCAGCAATCCACTGGCGTATTTGATCTATTGGGTAAGTTATTGAGTTGTGCTTCGGCATACCGACACCCTATCTATTACCGCCGAGTTGTCAAGATCAATTACCTCCGAGAGGATTATGTCTGGGATTTTCATGTGCCAGTATACAACAACTACATTGTAGCTGGAGTTCCCCATCACAACTCGGGAAAAACTGCGTGGGGTTCTTATTGCGTGGTTAAAGCCGCCATCGAAAACCCAAAGTCAGAGATCTTCTGTTTTGCTCAGACATCAGAAGTTAGCATCCGCCAGCAACAAAGCGCGGTGTGGAATTGGTTACCACATGAAATGAGGACAAAACAAACCTCGGCTAACGCTTACATCTCGTACACGAAAAAGAATGGGTTCACGGATAACTCGTTAATCCTACCCAATGCTTCACAGATCATCTTTAAGACCTATTCTCAGTATCAGAACAACCCCACCATCCTAGAAGGCGCGGAGCTTGGTAGCCGTGACCCGCAGTGGCACAATATTGGCGTATGGCTCGATGAGTACTTACTAGGAAACGAGCTTATTGACACCCTGCGCTTCCGTCTTGCTACCCGCAACTCCAAGATGCTGGTGACATTTACTCCGATTGACGGGTGGACTGAGGTGATTAAGGAATACTTAGATGGTGCTGCAAGCGTCCAGAGCGTCGAGGCTGAGCTTCTCAACGGCGAGCTTGTCCCCTATGTCCAGCGGAGTAAGAAGCGCAACGCCAGCGTCCACTACTTCCATAGCAAGGATAACCCTTTCGGTGGCTACGAGCGAATCAAGGAGACCCTAGTTGGAAGGCCTCGGGAGGAGATTCTAATTCGCGCGTACGGGGTTCCTGTAAAGTCCCACGCCACCAAATTTCCCAAGTTCAATAAAGAAGTCAATGTTGTCCAGCCATCAGAGATCCCAACTACGAATGTTACTCGCTATCAGATTATTGACCCAGCGGGCGCGAAGAATTGGTTTATGGCTTGGATTGCTGTGGATGCGTCTGGTACATTTTGGGTATATCGTGAGTGGCCGGGTGTCGATGTAGGCGACTGGGCGGAATGGAAGGGTGGTAAGTGGATGCCAGGACAAGGGGCTAAAGGACAGGGGTTTGGTATCCGTGACTACATGGACTTGATTGCCGAGCTTGAAGGCGAGGAGAAGATCTTTGAGAGACTGATTGACCCTCGGCTTGGAGCTGCAAAATACCAGTCTGCGGATGGGGCGTCCTCTATCATCGAGGATTTGAACGATGCTGGCATGGTTTGTATTCCAGCTCCAGGGTTAGACATCGACGATGGACTACAGGCACTTATTGGCAAGATGTCGTGGGACACCACTAGACCTGCGGATTCGGTCAACCGACCGCATTTCTATGTCTCTTCAGAGTGTGAGAACATCATCCAAGCTCTGAGTGAATACACGGGTGATGGGGGACTAAAGGAAGCATGGAAAGATCCAGTCGATGTGTTACGTTACGCCGCCATTGCAGGAATAGATCATGTTGACGAAACCCGAAATCTTGCTACAAGACAAGGAGCAGGAGGCTACTAAACTATGAGCGAAACAAAACTAATACACGGAGATTGTTTAGAAAAACTAAAAGAACTTCTTGACAACTCAGTCGATTCGATTGTGACCGATCCGCCGTATGGGTTGAGTTTCATGGGGAAGAAGTGGGATTATGACGTGCCGAGTGTGGAGGTGTGGGCGGAGTGCCTGCGGGTATTAAAGCCGGGTGGGCATCTGCTGGCCTTCGCCGGGACGCGCACGCAACACCGGATGGCGGTGAGGATTGAGGATGCAGGCTTTGAGATCCGGGACATGATCGCCTGGGTCTACGGGTCGGGATTCCCGAAGTCGCTGGATGTGAGCAAGGCGATTGACAAGGCAGCGGGGGTTGAGCGGGAGGTCGTGGGGAGTCGAGTCGCTGACGACATTCGCGGCGGCAACATGCACGCCGCCAACCGTGGAGAGCGGCACGTCATTGACATCACCGCCCCGGCCACCCCCGAAGCCCAGCAATGGGCCGGCTGGGGCACCGCGCTAAAGCCCGCCCTGGAGCCTATCACCGTAGCTCGCAAGCCTCTCGGTGAAAAGACGGTAGCGGCTAACGTGCTGGAGCACGGCACGGGGGCGATAAATGTGGATGGGTGCAGGGTGGGAAATGAAGTTACAGGATGGGGTGGTGGGGCTAATCGTGTCTTTGCTCACTCTGGAAACGGCACACCGCAAAAGCAATATGTAGTCGATGGTGATGCTCGACCTGTGTCTGGCCGCTGGCCCGCGAACCTCATCCACAACGGGAGCGACGAAACCGCTAGTTTGCTGGGTGAAGCCGCCCGCTTCTTTTATTGCGCCAAGACAAACAGCACAGACCGCAACGAAGGATGCAAAGATTTACCCGACAAGGAATGGGCTGCCGATGGTGCTGCTATCCCCGAGCGGGCCAACCGTCCATTCAACCCGTCGAAGAATAACCACCCCACGGTCAAGCCAACCGCACTGATGCGCTATCTGTGTAGGCTCGTCACCCCTCCTAAGGGTATCGTGCTTGATCCGTTTATGGGAAGCGGCTCCACCGGAAAGGCTGCGGTGATAGAGGGATTTAACTTTATCGGAATCGAGCGTGAAGAAAGCTACATGGAGATAGCACAAGCACGAATCAACTCAGCTAAAACACTTGTATGAAAACCGCAAACAAACCGATAGTTGCCGAGGAGCTTATCATCGACTGCCTAAAGGAAGCGTATCTCAAGAGGGTAAAAATGGAAGAATATGGGAAAACCCCTAGGCTTACCGAGGAAATTGAAACCCTTGAACACGCCATTCGATACATGAAATCTAAACTAAACCATGAAAACAGCACCAACTAAGAAAGCAGCAAAGCGCGGTCGCCCGCCAAAAGCTAAGCCAGAAACCCTTGATTCCCCCGTGGAACCTCAAGATGACACCACCTATGAGGGCGATTATCTAGTAATCCGCAAATGCCCAAACCCTAGTTGGGTAATGGTTCGCATGGATGGTGAGGCAGTCCCAGTTAAGGCTCCACCTAGGGTTTCGCACAAACTAGTTGGCAAACCTATAAAAGTTGTTATGATACGCCCCGAAGTAGGCGAGCAGTTCTACGAATACATGCCATCATGAGCGCACCAACAGAAGAGCAAGAAGAGTCGATGATCTACGCCGAGGACGGCCCTAATGTCATGGCGTTGGCTGATGCCTATGACAAGTGCCTTATTGATTTAGAGGAATACTTTGAGGCCTGCTTGCGCTCATACGATGACCGCCGTAACCTTTGGGAAGGGAAATCAGACGACCTCCGCAAACAAGGCGCAAATGCCTTTCCTTGGCAGGGAGCCAGTGATATTGAGGTCAATGTCGTCGGGGAGCGTATCGACGCATTTGTGGCCATCCTAGACCAAGCATTGCAGCGTTCCCACATTAAGGCGTTCCCGACATCAATGGCATCTATGCCACGGGCTTCAATGGTGTCTGGGTTCCTCAAATGGATGCGCTCGTCTTATATCCCAAACTTCCGTCAGCAGATGGAATTGGGTGCTAATTATCTGCTAGAGAAGGGGTTGATGGTGTCATATGTCGGATGGAAGCGTGAAAAAAGGACATATTTACAACAGGTATCCATCGAGGAAATC